TGTATTTTCTAAAAAAATATTAACGCATTATAGTAAAGATGAAATATATTTATATACTTCCATTGGTTGTGTTGTTTTTTATCCTGATGTCCAAGAGGGAGATGTTCGGGTTCGCTGGGTATACCAAACCAATCGGAAATATCAAATTGGATGATCCCAGACCAGACCTTTCCGACTATGATGAATCTGAGGCGAATATCGACAATGATATGATGCAGGAGTTTGTTCTTCGGGCAAATAAAGAGATCTCCAGACGCACAGGGGCGAACACCTATATAATCGAAACCACAGCGATCAAGAAATATGTATACACTGGTGAAGACAGTGGGAAGGGTACTATATATGAATGTATGTTTATGGTTGTAAAGAATGGTGGATTCTCATTTGGTTTCTCTACAGTCGCAACTTTTGAGGTGTTAGGCAGCAAGCCCCCGACACTTATTTCCCTCCGTTCCCAGCCAATGGGTGTCCAGGTTCCTGTAAACGTGGGACCATTTGTAAATGACACAGAGGGTAAGGAATTTATTGAGTACAACCTCGTCAAAGAGAAGGCTGTACCATCCAAGGGTGAGTTGGATTCTGTCAAAAATAAGTTACAGTAATTGTAATGATTAGCATCAACGATGTTGTGAAAATCGATGAGAAGAAAAGGAAAATCAAAAAGGAAATTTATACAAAGATATATGAACAATTTTCAGCTAAGATTAAACAATCGGTTGAACTTGGTCACAAACAACTTTTCATGACCATCCCCCATTTTTTGATTGGATACCCCATTTTTGACCGGGCTGCGGCGGCGAAGTACATCGCCAGGCAATTCCATCTAGGTGGGTTCACAGTCCGTCTTGTCAGTGAGTACGACATCTATGTGAGCTGGATAGTTACGAAAAAGAAACTAGAAAAGAAGGAAAGTGATGATGAAGTTGGTTTCCCAAATCTAATGAACCTTAAGAAGATTGCGAATCAATACAGGCGGGGAGGTGCGTAGGAAAAAGTGATTTTAAAAACCCTCTTAATCATAAATGGACAATTTGAATGTACTCGTAGAAGCCAAGAAGGAGTATATGGGACAGTTATGTCTCATTATGTGTCCAGCTATGATTGAAGTTTTTCAGGATATGTACAACGAGTCCGTCACAATGTCAAAGGGGAGGAAGGTTCTTGTGATGTACCAAAAGCTCCTTAAGGAGGTTCCAAATTGGTCCAACGCGATGTCTAAGCAACATTCTGACAATATCGCGAATAGGTGTGCTTGGTTTAGTGACCTCCTAGCTGCTGTTTTCGTCGCATGTACTAAAATTCTCTCCGCAGTCCGCCTCAAGTCGGACAATAAGAAAATTGCCCTCAAGCTCCCAACAAATGAGGTATTCATTCAGACCTGCTACAATAATGTCGCAAAGGACCTCTATAGAGATCCCTACATTTTCCACGATGAACAAAGTGAATACACCCGGGATGAGAAGTTATCTCTCCGATTTTGTGGGTGCATCGAAGCCACTGTGAAGGAATTAATCCCCGTACAACAGATTCTCCAGACCTACATGGGCCAAGATTCGAGGGACATCGACCTAGATGGAGATGTTGAGGACACCCCAGACCCAGAATTCGATGAAGCGGATCCATTTGGGGCGCCGGAACCAGAGGCACCCCCAATGGGTGGTGAGGAGCCTCCGATGGGGGGTGAGGAGCCTCCAGTGGAAGACTTTACCCCACAGGAGACGGGTGCGGAGCTCCCCCCCACCGGACTCGAAAATGAGTTCAAGACTATTACGAATGTTTCGGTTCCAGAACCAGAGCAGGAACCCCAGGATGAAGATGAAGGTGTCCTATTTGGTGATGCACCTGAGAGGCGTACAAAAAATCCCAGGTATAATTAAATGGAACTCTCCGACTATTTACGTGACCCAATGACCGCTGGTCTGATAGCCGGTGGTATCACTGCTGGTTATATTCACCTCAAAGCAACTCTCAATAATGAAGGTAAGTTGGAACTTAACAAGTACATGAAGCCCGCTGTCCTCAATGCAATACTCGTGTTCTTTATAATTTCACAGGGACTTGGTAAGAAGGAGGCTATTTCCAATGACCCCTTTTAAACTTAAAGATTACACCCCCAAATTAAGAAAATGGCGTCCGTTACTGCGTTTAACGACATGATGAGTCAATTTCTTGTGGAATTGCACAAGACTTTTCCAGATGAAAAGGGCATTAAGAAGATGTTAACTTCTTTTGATTTACTCAAGAGCACCAACCCCCGCCTCGTCGTGGATGCTTTCATGAAGGGGGTATCCCCCTACGCGGATAAGATTTCCTCAAAGGATGAGACCTTTCTACTTACGGAGATTGATACTATCGATTTCCTAAAGGATCTGAACATTAAGGGATACTGGGAACGCATGACTGTAAACACTCGTGACGTGACGTGGCAGTATCTACAGACATTGTACATGCTTGGTACCACAATTACTTCTATTCCAGAAGACACACTTTCTATGATTGAGGGTATCGCTAAGGAATGCGCCGATAAGATGCAAGATGGAGATGGTGGTATTGACCAGGATGCACTAATGAAGATGATGGGTGGAATGCTTGGTGGTCTTCCAAAAAAATAAACCTTCACCTATATTAAATGAAGGCTTGGTTTGACGAACCCCAAGAACTTTTGAACATTGATAAGGTTTCTGAATTTTGGCCAACAGGTGAACAAACCCCAGAAGATAGAGTAAACGCCACCTCTCGTTTTGTGATTTATACAACTTGTATTCTCTACCTCACCCGTCGTGATCCAAGGGTATTTGTCCTAGGGGCAACGGTATTATCGGTGGTATATGTTCTTTACAAATCTAAGATGGTCAAGGAAGGATACGGTATGAAGACTGTATGTGGTCAAAGGTGTCAAAAGCCCACCCAAGACAACCCAATGGGAAATGTTCTCATTTCAGATTACACGAATGCACCAAATCGTTTGGAGGCGTGCTACTACGCTACCGTGAAACCTAATGCGGGTGCGACGGTTTCCTACGATTCTGGGCGTTCTAGGTCTCCTTTACCCAAATATCAGCGTAATGGTCTCGCTCGTCAATTTGTTTCGAATCCCGTTACGAAAATTCCAGGCGATCAAACTGCGTTTGCAGAGTGGCTATATGGTCCAAAAAATGGACCCATGTGTAAAAGTAACACCCGTTTCTGTGACCCAAATGCGAGGGGGGTCCAGTTGGAGGCGTTCGCGGGAATAGGACATGATGGGGACGTCAGGGGTCCCAGGGGTGGAACCTATAGTTAGATTAATATTCTTGTGTAATAATAAATGGCGTATCAGCTCCAACCTGGTCTTTCCATAGTTCAAAATACCGGTGCCATCGCCCCAGTGAAGGCGACCGACGAGGTTTTTGTATATCCTCAGCCCAGCACACTCAATGGTGATGGAGGTAGACCCAATACAATGTTGTATGGAACCGCCCCATACAGAGCGGGTAAGGGTTCTCCAACACAGTACATAGATACCAGTGATCAGCTCCGTCCCCAAAGTACATCCCGATTTAACAAAAATATTGTTCAGACCTATGAACGTAGACTGTTTCCACTTACCAATATGGAGTGCAAGGTTCCACTCCGAACCATGAGGTACGAACCATCGAGTACCCGAGCCGATGTCCAAAATGGTCTCTTTCAGCAAAGGTACGTTAATAAAAATATTAACAAGAAGTAAGAATGGCTGATCCCATTTCGCTTATGGCTGTAGCAGGTTTGGTCTACGCTGGTAGAAACTTGAGTAAAAATACCAAGTCTGAAGCCCCACAGGTGAAGGCCGAAACTGAACCTGTTCCTGAACCGGAAATCGATGTAGAATTTAAGGAAAATGACTTTTTGACCAGAACGGGTATTCCACATAAGAGGGAAATGAACTCTTTCGCTGACATATCGATACAGCAACGGACAGGTGGTCAGGAAATTCTTAACATGAGGAATCGTATGTATGACCAGGGGCGAATGAACAATCTCTCCCCCGTGGAGAAGCAGCTTGTTGGTCCTGGTCTAGGTGTTGATGCAAATGTCCCAGCGACAGGTGGATATCAACAAATGTTTAGGGTAAACCCTGTAAACGTAGGTGAGTATAGGCTTACAACTTTACCCGGTCGTTCGGGTCCAGCCGCGGATACCACTGGTGGTCGTTCCGCAGTTGTTGGTCAATTGACCCACAACAAACCAGAGACTACGGCGCATCTCCCAACCCGTTTACCTGCGATGCCTGGACGTGCCCAAGGTATGTCCGGTGTTGTTCCAAGAAACGAGCATGAGAAAACCAAACGAACCACCAACCGTTCAGAGACGGGTCTCCGTACAGATGGGCTAGGATTTAGTGGTGCTAAGCGTTTCATTTCCGCTCAAACCATGTCCCAGGACCCCACCCGTTTCCGAAATGACCGCAATGATGAGCAGTACATCTATAACAATCAACCAGCCCCGGGTGTTTCCAACTTCATGGGTGCTTACACCAATACAGCGGCGGCGAAGGTTGCATCAGCGCGGTCCAATGAGGAACTCATGAAGTATGGTTTTCGTCCAGAAGATCGTCGAGGCAAAGCCAACCGGATGGGTAACGCTGGTCGTATGAATGTCCGTGAGAGTGCTCTTAAACAGGGTGGGCGTCTCACTACGGTTCGTAGTGATACAACTAGGGTAGACGGTCGTATGAATGCCGCGAATGGTGGGTGGACTCAAACATACCAACAAAAGCCCTTTCACCAGTTCAACTCCTACAAGGGTAATGCGAATCCCAATACATCTTCCCTAGACATCGCGAAAAGGCAGCTCCAGAACAACCCCCTTGCCCATTCTCTTTCCCATTAGTTTAAGTGATTACTGAATAAAACAATCATTAAAATATTATCCCTATATTTTAATGAAGGTCCATACCTTAGATATAGATAGTAGTGAGAGAGATACAAATGTATACCCAAATGCTAATAGCTATGTGATTCATCTCGAAAACCCCATATACGACGTCTCTGAGATTTCCCTCATATCTGCACGCATCGCCACCCCACAATTGATAACATGTAGTACAAATAAAACTTTTAGCGTTGATGGACATGTTTTTTCAATCGGAGAAACCAATTACACCAATGGTACTGAATTGGCATCAGATCTTGAAACCCTTCTCGCACCACCAGACTCCAATATAAGCAGTGTCGTCTTCGATACAGATACAAATGCCCTCACATTTTCAAATGTGGGGACATCTAACACCTTTACGTTTGAATTTTATGATGGAACAAATGGATATTTAAGCAATACATCTCCCATGACAACACCCCACCAGGTGTTAGGCCTGAGTTCCAATAATCACTCCAGTGTCGGTGCATCTCTCACCACTGGTGCTGTGAACATAAGTGGTCCAAACTCTATTATTCTAAAACTCTCATCTGGTTCAGATGAATTTACAAAGACTGTATACTCTTCAACACCATTCTATACAGGGCATATACTTCTAAATGGTTCGGATTTTATAAATATCAGTGGTAGCGATGACTCTATCATACACAGGTTTCACACAGGGGTACAAAAGATTGTTCGAGATATAAAAGTTGAATTTTTCTATATGAGTCATGGACGTCTCATTCCATACGATTTCAGGAATCAAGATCATACTATGAAGTTTAGCATTACATGTTCTACTGACAAGTTAGAAGGTACGGCGAAAGTGCCTGTACCTGAGGTGGAAAAGAAAGAGGTTACACACATAAGCGTTCCCACACTTGAGACTGCTTATGAATGGAAAGAGTATATTTATATTCTGATTATCGTCCTGGTAGGTACCCTCGTACTTACCCTGATGAAACGAAAGCCCAATTAGCGGGTGA